TTCGCTTCCTCCGACTTCATGGCCAACTGTCCCTTTACGATCATCCCGACGAGGTATTCCGAGTTAGGATAGCTCCGTAACACGGGATTTTCTCGCAGGGCTTGCTTCGCCATCTTGTAGCCTTCACTGGCAGGGTCTTTCAAGAAGGGGAACTTCTCTACAGCCGTCTGGGTGGCTTGGGCTCGGGTGTTTAGGAACCTCTCGCGGGCGGGGATTGCCACTCGCTCATCTTTCTTCGCTTGGGTAAGCGCCGAAATCAGAGCGGGTTTGGTCATGCGCCCCCACTTGGTATCAATTCCCTCGGGGGGAATATCCGCGTGGAGTAGCATTTCCGCCTCAATAATGTCATTGGAGAGGTTTTCCCGGTAGGTGTTCAGTTGGTCAATCGTGGTGATTTCAGGGAGTGGGACGTTCGCCGGGACGGGGATATACTCGGGGGCTTCGGGCTTTTCAGCCAGTTTAGCCTCCAATTCCGCCAGCTTCGTCTCAGCCGCCACCCGCGCTTCAATTTCGCGCTTGGTCTTGGCCACTTCCTTACCGATACGACGGTTGACAGCAGCTTGTGCTTTGGGGTCGAGAGAATGAGTCTCGGGTGAAAGAACTTCGTCGGCTTCCTCCTTGGGCTCCTCGGGGGTGTCGGATTTCTCCTCCTCCTTGGTTTCCTCGGGCTTGGCCTCGGATGAGGTTTCTTGCGTTACCTCTGCGGGTGGTGCGCTTTCTTGGGCTTGTTCCGCTGGAGCTTCTTGAGTGAGCATGGCGAGCTGTTTAGCAGCTAACCCTCTCGCAAAAGCGGACTCCTCAACATTGCCCGCGCCTTTCTTTGCATCGCTGTTTTCTGCCACTTGCAGGGGGTGCGAAGGAACCTCATCGCTAACTGTATTTTCTGGCATGGTTTTGTGGCCCCAAGAGGCCGATTGCAGAGCCGGTTGGCTCAGTAAGCGCAGGATAAGGACAACTACTGACTAATTGTAAAGAACCAATTTTAGGTTGAACGGAGCGTTCCATGTGGAACAATGCTCGCATGGTTGCCAAAGCTAAACCCAAGATGGGTCGTCCTCCCCTTCCTGCCGATCAGCGGAAGATTAAGACTAGCGTTTATCTAACCAAGAACGCGCACCAAGTTTTACGAGAACATGCCAAATTGGTCGGACAAAGCGACGGACAAATAATCTCGCAAGTGCTCGTTGATTCACTGTGATACATTTGCACGGACATTATTTGCTTGACCACGGGCTACGAATCTAGCCCCATCCTGCTTTCTTTACCGTTTCTTTTTCTTTTTTTCACGCTGACTCCGCTTGCTGTGAACGCAGGCGATCAACGGAAGCCAAGTGAATCCTACTGATGCTGGGCCTGCTCGTTCTGCTGGGCGGTCAGGGCATCGAACGCCTCCCGCTGTGAGTCCGCCACGGTCAAGATATTCAAGTAACAGAGCACTTCGCCCTTAGCCACGAGGGAATTTCGCTCGTTCGCCACGGTGTCAAAAGCAACGGAGTTCGCCACGGCTTCCTCTTTCAAATCGCGGAGCACTTGGACAAAGGCATCCCACTGGGGCAAACCGACAAGGGGCTGAATCGCCGCCTGAATCCTGTCCAACTTTAGTTGCTCTGCGGCAACGGATGATTTACGAGGCATAAATTACTGTGCAGCGGAAGCAGAGGGGCCGATAACGGGGGTGGGCTGGACTGCTCCCAAACGACCAACCACGGCGTTCTGCTGTTGATCGAGTGCCATCTGGATTTGCCCCTGATAGGCGTCCACGCGCTTTTTAAATGCTTCGTCGGCCTGATAACGCGCCACCACATCGGGCGACTGCGCCCAATTCTGCATCGTCTGCATGGCAATCTGTGGGGGCGTGTTGGGTTTCAGATTCACCGAAACGCCCGAGTAAATCTTGGTCAGATCGTCCTGAACGTCCATAATGACCTTCTCCGTTCCAACATTGGCTGGGCGAAGCACACGAGAGGCGATATTCGGGTCCACAGCCTCAAAAGCCACCTGCAAGAACTCCGTCCAATCCACGGCCCCAGTTCTGTCCATTGAGGCGGCCAGCTCCATCATCTTCTGAATCTTCTCTAGGGAATAATCAGAATCAGCATCCTTGATAGAGTAGCGAACCTCAAAATAGAAATCCTCATCCTCTGGCCCACGCTCAAACTTGGTCGCTTCCTCGTCCTGAATACCTGTCACGCGATAATAGGTAATCTCGTTACCGTATTTCTTGAAAAGGTTCCAGACTTGGTGAAGGGAGGCGGCGAGGGAGGCGAACAGCTTGTTAATCTCGGCCTGATTCTTCGTCTGATTTACCGGCTCATCTCCATCGGATTTAGCCATGCCGACATACTCTTTTGCGTCCGCGTTCAGGGTGGCTAGGCTCGCCTCCGTCGTCTCATCAAAGGGAATCGGCTGGCCATAGTGATATTCATTCGGGCGGCGTTCGGGGACACGCGCCCCCGCGCCATGCTTTAACGGAGGGCGCCCAATCGGATAATACAGCGTCGGCATGATGTTGTAGCTTGCCGTGTCAATCCGTGCGTCCTTGTGGGCCTTGATGGTGTCTTGGAGGGGCTTCAGCGGTTCGGGAAGGCCACGGGAATCATGCAGCTTGCGCGAAAGGAACTCGCGCCGATAAAGAACAAACGGGTATTTCCCATCCGAATCCCCATAAAGTGAGAAATACGCATAACCCGGTTGCATCCCATCGGGGGGCAAATCGGGATTGAAAATAGTCAGATAGATTCCCGGATAACCCTCCTCGTCGCTCAAACGCTGATAGGCGTAAACCACACCCACCTTATCCGTGAATCTTTGCTGGGTGTAGATGAACGAACGATTCATCGGCTGCTGATATTCCGAGGGAGTGACCGAAATCATCTTCCCCTTGCAGCGTTCAATGGCCTGTTCCACCCACGCGCTATTCCAGCCGTCAGTATTCACCATACTCCGAAGTTTCTCCGGGGTGAAATACTGCACACGGTAAATCCCTGTCGCCTGTTCAATATCGGTGGTATCGGGTGGAATAAAAAGATCGTTGTCGAGGTTGAACGCCCGCATCACAGGGTAACTCCGCATCTTTCCGACCACGGCCACGGTTGTCTTGCCGTTCTTCGTCAACTCACGAAGCATCTTTCCAGATTTCGCCTTGGTCACTCCGTAGATTTCTTGGAAAAGGGATTTCAGGTAATCGTCGGCATCCCCCGAATCCAAAAGTTGCTGAATGTCTATATCAGGAAACTGCGCTTGGAGGTCGGTCAGGTGAATTGAGGTCAGAACTTTCTCCTGACAACTTTCCCAGAACTGCCCCATGACCGCCGCCCCCTTCTCCTCCAAATACTGAGCCAAAAGCTCAACTTCCCTATCAAAGTCCGGCATCTGAGTTTTAATCATCCACTTCATAAAAGTGGAAACCTGCTTCGCCCGCTTAATATCATTTCCTTCGACCGGCTGGGCCACGAGAGAGGCTTTGTTCACCGCCTCCAAGATCATCGCTACTTTGTCGTTGATTAAATTGTCCGCGAGGTAAACCCGAAGGTCGCTCGCCCCATCCCACGGCGTAGGTTCTGAAACTCCATTCACTCCCCGAGCGTGCTTTTTGCCATCTGCTGATTGCCCACCCCAGAGGGCGAACCGACATGCGTAGTTCATCGCACATTGTGCAACGTAGGGAGAAAGATCAGTGGCGCACCGCTGGAACGAATCCTTTAAGTGGGTAAACGACGGCCCATCCTCCCCTAAGGGGGCAAGTTGATTTCCGGTGCCTGTTACGGCGTCGTCTGCGGTGAATGAGGACAAGGTTTAGTTATCAGTTTCTCTACTGACCTTGTGCCAATTGTAAAGACACTAATAGGTGCCTGTCTTTTGAAGCGTAACTGGGCAAAGCTGATTCACGAACTTCACATGGTTAAACTTGGCCGTGGTGACGCGCAAGTTATCGGGATGATGCAGGCCGCCCCGTGAAATGGGTTTGATATGATCGACCTCAAACATGACGCATCCATGAACGTGATTCAAGATGTCTCTGAATTTGTAGAACTCTAGGACGATTTTATTTTGTTCGGGCGTTAATTCCGCCACATGGCCGCGAACTTTAGCGCGTCGTTTCGCCATGTAATTCTCCATGTGAACCTTGTTTGCCTTATTCCATCTGCGTTTGGCTGCACGTTGACGCTCCGAGGTGTTTTGTTGACGCTCCTTTTCTCTATATTCAGGGTCGTTATGATAGCGCCAGCGCATACGATCTCTCTGCGCTTTCTTCTTCGCCTCAAATTGCTCCCGCGTTACCCACCACTCTTGAAATCTCCCATCTGGCTTTTTCCTTTTAGACATGAAAACTAATCCATCGGCGCGAACGTCTCCCTGTTTCCAATCAGATTTATCGACAAGGCCGCCAACAAACGTGCTTCTTGTTTTACCTCGAATCGCCAGCTTTCGCTCATAGTTCTTCATACTATATGCGTGGTCACAAACCTTGCATAACTGCTTACGCTTCTTCCCCGCCGTGGGATGCCGGCTGAATGAATCTAGAGGTTTCTCAACCAGACAATGCGTGCAAATCTTCGTGTCTGGATTCTTGTTATATGTATCTGCTCCGATGATTGCCATTTCAATACGAAGATGTGCGCCCGTATGTTTGGGTCAAACTAAATTGATTCTGGTCGATATATTGTATGTCGCTGACTGCTAGGTACCTGAGTACGTCTACGCAATCTTTTGTTGCTTCGCGGTTTCCGCCCTGTCCCGTGTATTCGCTGAGGGCGAAAATGATGTTCTGGCAGCGGTCGGAAATATAGATTTTGGGGCCGTTCAGACTGTCGCGGGGTTTACTTTCATCCCACGCAAGAAGGTTATTTATGAGCTGGATTCCGTTTTCAATATCCACGCCGGGGGCGGGAATAACCGACATGCCCGCATCGTCTAGGTCTGAAATGATCGTGGTCGCCCCATCCTCAGACTGCCTCTCAGCCGCAC